GGTACCGCAAATACTGGTGGCGGTGGCGGTGGTGCGGGTCAAACATCAGGCGGGGCTGTAGCAGGTAACGGTGGCGCAGGTGGTTCTGGTATTGTTGTTTTGCGTACATTAACTGCTGTCCCTGTAGCAATCACAACAGGTTCACCTACTGTGACAACTTCGGGCGAATATCGAATCTACAGTTTTACTGGTTCGGGAACGATTACTTTCTGATGTCTGCTTTCTCTGACCGTTCTCGTCGTTCTTTGGGTTATGTTTCTTCGCAGGTTGTGGTTTCTGCTACGACTTCGGGTGTTACTCCTACGGTTGAATACCTTGTTATTGCAGCAGGGGGTGGCGGTGGTGGTAGTAATGCTGGCGGTACTAATGGTGGCGGTGGTGGCGCAGGTGGTTATATTACAAACACGACAACCATTGAGCCAAATGCTGTTTATACCGTAACTGTTGGTGCTGGTGGAACATCAGGCGCATCTACCGCAACTGCATCAGACAACGATGGCGGTAATGGTAATGATTCATCGGCTCTTGGTCAAACCGCAACAGGTGGCGGTGGCGGTGGTGGTAGTAATGCTGCTCTCTCACGAAACGGTAAGAACGGTGGGTCTGGTGGCGGTGGTTCAGGTAACGGTGGGTCTTTTGGTACTGGTGGCACACCCACAACATCTCAGGGGTTTGCGGGCGGTAACGGTATTGGTACGGCAAACTATCATGCAGGTGGTGGCGGTGGTGCTAATGCGGTTGGCTCAAACGCAACAGGTAGCATAGGTGGTAATGGTGGTGCTGGCTTAGCATCAAGCATTACGGGCAGTTCGGTAACTCGTGCAGGTGGCGGTGGCGGTGGTGCTTATCTAACTGGAACGCCAGGAACTGGTGGCACAGGCGGTGGCGGTAATGCTGGTGCAACTAATAGCAATGGTTCAGCAGGAACAGTAAACACGGGTGGTGGCGGCGGCGGTGCTAGTTGTAATGGCAGTGCCGTAACTGGTGGTGCAGGCGGTAGCGGAATTGTTATTCTTAGATACTCAGACTCATACGCTTTAGCCCAAGCCACAACAGGTTCGCCCACAGTAACAACATCGGGCGGATACAGAATCTACTCGTTTACGGGTAGCGGAACAATAACATTCTAGGAGACAAACTTATGGCACATTTTGCAAAACTTGACGGAAACAACAAAGTATTAGAAGTACTTGTCGTAGCCAACAACGCAATCGACCCAACAAACGAAGAAGAATCAGGCGTAGCGTTCCTGACACAAACCTTCGGGCATACGATGTGGAAACAAACCTCGTACACAAACTCGGTGCGTAAACAGTACGCAGGCGCAGGGTACGACTATGACCCGATTGCTGATGTGTTCGTAGCACCACAACCGTACCCATCGTGGACTCTTGATGAGAACCACGATTGGCAACCGCCAACACCAAAGCCAACAGACGGTGAACGATACTCATGGAACGAAGAAGAACTAGAGTGGGTCGCAATCTAATTAGGTGGCTTATACCGCTACCAGCAATCCTGTTCTCGTTCTTTCCACAAACAGCGAACGCTGAACCAACACCAGGGTTAGCAACCACCTACTACACAATCGACGAAATACCACCACTCCAATCCACAACCGAATACCCTGTCTGCGGTACAGAGACAGAGAACAACATCAACCGTTCCTACGACGGTGAACCGTACGAGGATTGCACAGGCGACCTGTTCATGGTCCACATGACCGGCTACATCACGATCCCTGAACACGAAACCATAGAGTTCTGGCTGGCATCAGATGACGGTGGCGAGATAACTATTGACGGCAACACGTTCGGTGTCTGGTATGACCAGGGCTGTTCAGCAACCGAATCAGGCCCACTAGAACTAGACGCAGGCAGCCAACCTTTAGAACTATGGATGTACGATAATGGCGGCAACGCCTGTCTAATGCTCGCTTGGAAAATTGATGACGGCGACTGGACAATCGTGCCCGATGAGGCGTTTACAACTAGCGCAGTTTCGCAGACAACTTCAACAACAACTTCAACAACCACATCCTCAACGACCACAACAACTTCGACATCTACGACAACCCTTCCCACATCAACGACCACAACCAGCGAGCCAGTTCAGACAAGCACAACCACATCAGTTGAAAGTACAACGACAACCACGACCACAACAACTCAACCAGCCCCGACAACAACGCAAGCACCCTACACTCCCCCGCAAACCACCACTACTAATCCCACCATCGAGACTCAACCGATAACCACCATAACCGTACCCGAAACCATAGTTGTCTTACCCGAAACCACAGCACCAGAAACATTTATAACCGAACCAGACGAAGTGATTTTACCTGACATAACCGAACCGGAAACATTTATAACCGATCCTGACGGTCCTGTAGAAGAACCTGTTTTGCCTGTTCAGACAACCATTCTTGAGACATTTTTTCCCGACTACGAAGATGGGCCTGTTCTTGACGAAATAGAACAGCCAACAGAACTGCAAGAGCCGTCGGTATATATATCAGAAACAACACTATTAGAAGTACAGGATTCATCACCCATCACCCTACCCGAACTTGTAACCGACGAACAAGTAGAAGAAGTATTGGAAGAAGTCATCGAAGATGAACCCGTCACCGACAAACAAGTAGAACAAATCCTAGAAACCCTCACCGAAGCCGCACCTGAACAAATTGTTGAAGCCATCACCCAAGTCCTAGCCGCAGACATCACCTCAGACCAAGCCACCGAAATAGCGTCAAGCCCCGAAGTCCTAGCCGCCATCACCGAAACTCAGGCTGAAGAACTCTTTGAACAAATCGTCGTAGAAGAACTATCCGACACCCAACTAGAAGCCTTCACCGAAGCCATCCAAGAAGCCCCAACAGAAATCAAAGAAGCGTTCGAAAAAACTATTGACATCTTCAGTTCACAATTCGAGAACTATGTACCGACAGGGTCAAACATCCCCGTCGGTGAACGCCGAACCCTAGTCGCTGTAGGTGCGCTCATCGCCGCAATCCCACCTACTAGGATTAGACGATAATGAAACACATCATCAACTACGTGAGGGATAACACTTGGACTTGGGTGGGTACGGGCATGGTTTTAATTACCTTGTCAGGTCCTACCTTAAGACAGGCGTTACTCTTAACAGGTATTGGCATAGTGCTACACTCGCTGATATCCCTAACACAAAAGGACCCAGAATGAACTCCATGATTGCCAAAACCTTAGACCTCACACAACGCCTCGTGTCGCTGTTCATCGCATCAGCCCTACCTATCATCACCGGTGGCGCAATCCTCGGAGTCGACGTAGTTAAATCCGCTGGTGTCGCAGGCCTGACAGCCTTGTTCGGTGTTGTACAGAAACTTGCAGCCGCATCAGTTGACGGCGAACTCACATCAGAAGAAATCTCGGCAGCGTTCGGCACCAAAACTAAGAAGAAATAATGCCAAAAAAAGTTGCGTGGGATTACATCGTTCCCATCGTCATGCCAGCCGACCTGAAAGGTGTCGAGCCAGGGAAACTACCTGAGAACCTGCTACGCCCAATCAAAGGTGGCGGCAAACTGCATTGGCGGGCCGCTGACGCATGGAACGCAATGGTCGCAAAAGCCACATTGGATGGACTTGTTCTCAAACCGACGAGCGCAGGCGACCTGTATCGCTCTTACGAGTCACAGAAAGCCGCTTTCCTTCAACGCTACCGCACCGATCCGATCCCTGGTACATCAACTAAAACGTTTGAAGGTAAAACTTGGTATCTGCGAAAAGGTATGGCGATGCTCGCCACCCCAGGCAAATCAAACCACAACCTCGGTTTGGCTGTTGACGTTCATTCTGCTGGCGAACCAAAGCGTTTGAATTGGTTGATCGCAAACGTCAAAGACTTCGGATTTTCATGGGAAGTGGTACCGAGCGAACCCTGGCATCTGCGTTTGGTAACCGGTGATAACCCTACCCCTGCTGTGCAGGCATGGGTTGATTCGCAGAAAGCCGTATGATATGGATGCGGGTTGGGCGCTAATACTGTCGGCTGTAGTCACAGCAGTCGGCGGAATTATCGTCACCGTTATAACCGTATTCCGTAAAGAAAACCGAGAAGATCACGACAACGTGATGGCTGTCCTACGCATCATGCACAAAGGCATAGGTCGCGTAGAAACCAAAGTGGACAAAGTTGACAGACGGGTAACAGACCACCTAATCTCTCACGCAACCGGAGGGATACTTGACAATGAACTTGGAATTGACAAAGATAGAGTTGAAGGCAATAAGGAAGTACCTAAGTAAGGTTTACCCAGGGGTCAGCGAACAAGACGATCTTTGGAATCTCATAAAAAAAATAGATACCATTATCGAGGGGATGAAACATGTCAACAAAACCAAAGGCAACAGCAGGAAGTGAAATCCTTTTAGAGGCACACAAACTTGTTAACGGCCCAAGACAAAACGATTACGGTCATCCAGCAGACGATTACCGTAAAGTCGCCGACATCTACTATGCGCTCACCGGCATCAACCTAGAGGTATCCGAAGCGATCATGTTCATGGTCGCAGTCAAACTTGCACGGTTACGCACCAACCTTGAACGCGACACCATCCACCACGACAGCCTCGTGGATGCTTTAGGCTATTTGACATGCCTAAACATGGCGGCAAAATAGTGGGCAAATTCTTGGAAGAAGTCCGTAGCGGCAAAGCAGACCGCACAATTCTTACTCGGCTGAAAAAAGAAATGAAAGCCGAAGAATACAAAGACTTGGTGCAAGCGTTGAAAGATTCGACGATTAGCGCAGGTGCGATACAACGCACGTTAACTAAACGGGGATATGTCGCATCTACTTCGGCGTTAACTGCGTTAAGGAGATCATGGAAATGAAACTCAAAGACCAAATGTTTTTGGAACAGCAGGTCATAGATTTACGCAAAGCCTTGTTACAAAGTCAACGTGCCGAAGCAAAAGCAAAACTTAAAACATCAGACCTGATCGAAGCCGTCTACGAAGCGGCACGGCTATCTTTGTTGGCGACACCACGCCCAACAGTTATCCCACCGGTGAAAGATAAACGCAAAATCAAACCCGAGGTTGCGCTCGTACATCTCACCGACTGGCAGGCAGGCAAACAAACAGTCTCCTACGACATCAACGTGTTGACAGCCCGCATCGAGGAAATGATCCGCAAAGTTATTCAACTCACCGAAATACAACGCGCCCACCATCCCGTCAAAGAATGTGTTGTCATGTTGGGTGGCGACATGGTGGAAGGCGTAGGCATATTCCCAGGCCAGCAGTTCGAGATCGGTGCGCATTTGTACGAACAGATGTTTGCCGTGGTGCGCATCATCGAGTCCGCTATCCGTACCCTTGCCACAAACTTTGAATCAGTCAAAGTCGTGTGCGAGTTCGGTAATCATGGCAGACTAGGCAAAAAAGGTGACATGCCAGCCGGCGACAACATTGACCGCATGGCATACCAGATCGCGTCAAACAACTGTGCCGACATCAAACATGTCAAATGGCAGATGTCTGATGACTGGTACCAGATTTTTGCTATCGGCAACTACAACGTGTTGTTGGTTCACGGCGACGAAATAGGGGCGTTCGGTTCTATTCTGCGCAAAGTTTCGGCATGGTCCACAGGTGTCGTAGAACCATTCCATGACTGCTACATGGGGCATTTCCATACACCTACCGCACTCACGATGGCGAACGGTGGTCGAGTGTTCGTAACAGGTTCACCTGAATCCCACAACGAGTATGCCCGCACGTTCATCGCAGCGGTCGGCAAACCCAGCCAACGCCTGCATTTCGTTGACCCGATCAAAGGGCGTGTAACGTCAGAATATGTGTGCTGGTTATGAGACTTTGCTGCCAACATTGTGACGCCATCATCGAGCATGATGAAACGAAAGTGTCGTCATGTGTCTGCGACCCTGACGCCCCGACTTGGGTTGCGATAACCCGTGAAGGTCGCATCATGTCCATGTCCCACGCCAGTTACGAATATCTCCCAAAGGAAAACTGATGTCCTGCCCGTGGTCACTTGTGTCCGTTCATTGGATAGACGCATACGATTCCGATAACGGCTGGATCGAGATAGAAACCTACAAACCTGAAGCCTGCCATGTTGTGTCGGTAGGGTTCTTGTGGCCTGAATGTTTGCCAGGGTACATTTCGATCACCGGTTCATATATGCCTGACGAGGTACC